CAAGTCACTGCCGGCATCACGCCCGTCGAGGTGGCGAAAGCAGCTCTGGACGGCTGGCGGTTAATCCAGGGCAAGAACGACGCTGAGGTGGCCGCAATCTTTACAGGCGATCAGAGTCTAGTCACCTACCCACGGTTCAAAGAAACCACCTACTAAAATGGACATCGTCGGCAAAGTGATTTCTAGCTGGTCGCGCATGGTACAAGCCGCCCGGCACGATCCACGCAAACGCCGCTGGGTAGATGCCCAACTGGCCGACACGAAGCTGGACGTCAGCTCTGCATCTCGACAATCGATCGCCGCACTATCCCGCTGGCTTTGTTACAATAGTGCTATTGTTCGCGGGGCGATTGATACGATGACGCGGAACGCTATCGGGGCCGGCATCAAATGCCAGGCACGCACAAAGGACGAGGGCTGGAACAAGGCGACCGAAGAGTGGCTGGCGATGTGGGAAGGATCTTGCGACGTGCGCGGGATTCTTACTTACCAAGCGATGCAGCAAGTGGCCACCCGCACAATGCTACGCGATAATGAAATTTTTATACTTTTGACTGATAACGGCGACGGATGGCCGATGCTGCAAATGGTGGAAGGGCACCGCTGCGAAACTCCATCTTACGTGAAGGACGACGCCAAGATTTTCGACGGCGTTCGCATGAACAAGTTTGGGCGCCCCTTGAGTTACTACATCCGCACCGGCATAAACGGCGACACGTTCACAGAGGTGCAGGCCGCCGATCTGATTTTGTTGGCAGAACGGGACAGGGCAGACGAAGTGCGGTCGCTGTCTAAGCTCGCATCGTGCATCAATCTGCTACTGGATCGGGACGAGATTCTGGACTATGAGATGCTGGCTTGTAAGCGGGCAGGGCAAATCGGGATGGCTATCGAATCGACTACTAACTCTGGCCCTGGATTCTTTAACCCGACAGAGACTGATTCAACAAACCTAACGACCGACAACCTTTTTGGCGGTGGAGCGTTAGTCAACGTCCCAATGGGCAAGACACTGCGAGAGATCAAAAACGATCGGCCTAGTCAGAATCTACAGCAACACATGGATCAATACATCCGGGCAGTGGCGTCCGGGCTTGGCGTACCCTACGCCTACATCTGGTCACCCAACGAACTTACCGGCCCCAGCCAGCGGTTTGTTCTCGCGCAAGCTCAACGTCGATTCGATGAGATTTCCGACGCGGTAATCGAGCAGATGCTGAAACGGGTTCGCAAGTGGGCACTGGCCAAGGCGATCAAACGTGGCGACCTGACTCCGCCGAAGGGAATGGCGATGTGGTGGGAAGCGGTCTATCACACCCCAGCCCGCACTACGATCGACGCCGGCCGGGACAGCGCCGCCGATCGGGAAGATCTAAAAATGGGAATTAAGACTCTGGCCGACATTAGCGCAGAGCGCGGATCCGATTGGCAGGAGATCGTAAATCAGAAGATTGCCGAGCAGATCTATATCAAGCAAAAGGCACAGGAAGCTGGGCTGACTATGGCAGACGTGCAGATTACGGGAGCACCCGCTACTCCTACTGAAGCCGTGGCCGTTACGCCACCGGCTGCACCGTTGCCAGAGGATACCACCGTTCAGCCCCAACTTGAGGAAGCGATTGAGCCAGTGCAGGCATCAGTTCCAGCCACAGAAACCTTCACAATGCGTGACGAGCCAGATTTTAACCTTACCCCAAAAGAGATGAATATGGTTGTTAAGGCAATCGGCATCGGGGCAAAGCCGAAAACAAAAAAGAAAAAGTAGTTGATTAAGCCCGCTGGGTAGGAGCAGGCTTGGCGCATGGAAGGCGTAGGAGGTTTTATATATTGCTTGCTTGCTGTAGCAGCTTTTTTTCTGCTGGTACTTCTTTTGCTTTTGCCTGTGTTCGTTTTCCAGATTTCAAACTCATCCCTACGCAGTGAGGCATTACTGAAAAAGGCCGTAGCAGAACTAGAAAAGATAAACGCTCACCTAACTCCGCCACCTCCGCAGGAGTAATTTGACACGCCATGCGCGGGCATGGCTCAAAAACAATTTAAGGGAATTTCCGTCATCACCGCTGGCCCTGCTTTGGGTCACGGGATGGTCATCGACGCAGACACGCTGGAACAAGTCGTCCAGGCTGGTAACGATCTAGGTCAGGTTAAGGTACTCTCTGACCACAGCTCTAGCGTTTCCAACATCATTGGATACCTAGAAAACTTTACCTTAGACGGCGGCCGCGTGCGGGCAGATCTCACCTTATTTGAAAGCCACGAAGGCTTTGCCTACTTTAGCGAACTGATCGGCACGCTCCCTGGGCAGATCGGATTCTCCATCAGCTTCAGTGGCGTGCCCAGAATGGCAGAGGACGGCACCCAACTGGCTGACGTCAGCACGCTCTATTCCGTCGATCTCGTGACTACCCCAGCGGCTAATCCGACAGGCGTTTATTCTGCACGGGTTGACACACGCAAATCGCTTAATATGGATACAACCGTAAAAGAATCAGCGCCGGTTATCGAAGCCGCGCCCGAAGCACCGGCGGCACCGGCGTTTAATGCCGAGCAGGCCATCGCCGCTCTCTCCGCCCGGATCGACGAACTTGTTGGCAAATTTGCCGCCAAGTTTGAAGCCGTGGTCGAGGAAGCTCCCGCAGTAGCCGAAGCACCCGTGGCAGAAGAAGCGCCCGCAGTCGAAGCAGCTCCCGAAGCCAAGGCCGATCTGGAATCCAACGACAAGATCGTCGCTCTCGAAACCAAGCTCGCTCGCCTCACTGTCGAGCTGGAAGCCAGCAAAGGCACCCAGCCAGTTGAGATCAGCGAAGCCAAACCCCTTTCTCGTAATGAACTTCTCGCGAAGTTTAACGCAGAAAAAGATCCCCGTCGTGCGGCGGAGATTTTCAACCAAATCAAGCTCGCACGATAACTAAGAAAGAAGGATAGAACTATGGCAAATAGCCTCGCAACAACGAGCAACGGCAAAGTCGTAGCACAACGTGCTCTCGAATTGCTGGTTGAAAACTACTCATGGATCGCTTCCGGCGTTTCCGATTTCTCGGACGCTACCGCCCGCAAGGGTGACGCGATCATAACCCACACCGTCTCGATCCAGTCTGCCTCGGATTATTCCAGCACGGCCGGATACGTGGCTGGCGATGCAACTCAGACCGATGTGGTTGTGACGCTCTCCAATTTCAAACACGTCTCGTACGCTTTGAATGATGACGAGCGCACCAGCTCCTCGGTTAACTTGGTCGAGCGCTTTGCAGCGCAAGCGGCCCACGCTCTCGGAAAGAGCATGGTTGATACCGTTCTCGCGTTGGTAACCAACAGCAACTACACCACGACCGCAACCATCGCGGCCGGTGCAGTGACCTTTGGTTCCATCGTCGACATCGCGGCTCAACTCAACAGCGCAAAGGCACCTATGGGTGGACGGTTCGCCGTTCTCAGCCCTACCAACTACGCCAATCTTTCCAAAGATTCCGTAGTGGTGGCGAATGCCCAGCGCTCCACCGACCTCGTCGGCGGCGCCAGCCTTGGCGAAATTCACGGCGTGAACGTATTTAACTACGCTTCGCTGCCTTCTGCGGTATCCAAAGGATTCATCGCACAACAAGAGGCGATCATCGTGGCGGCTCGTCTGCCTGAGATTCCTAATGTTGAGTTCAGCGGCACCGTTGCCAACGTGACGGAAGCCAAGAGCGGTCTGTCGCTCCAGGTTCGCGAGAGCTACTCGCTCGTGACCGGCAGCGTGCAGCGCACCTATTGCCTCATCTACGGTGCGGCAAAGGGATCGGCCAGTTCGCTAGTTCGGATCGTGTAAGTTACAGAATCATCCGGGTTGCCCGGACGCATCGGGGGGTGCGTCCGGGCTTTCCCACTTAAAAAATATGACCAACCCCCTAGTGTCTCTTGCTTTAATCGTCGGCCCCAACGAGGGCGACATTCTCAAACGCCTTATTCAATCCGCCCGTGGCCTATGGGACGAGGTGGTCGTGGTGGCGGCAGTAGGCAAAAACGAGGCGCACAGTGCGCGTATTTGCGCTCAGGAAGCCGCAGGCGAGGCTTTAGTCTGGGGAGAATACCAGAACAGCCCAGAGCACCGGGACTGGCCCCATATTGATAATTTCGCCGCTGCCCGCAATCAGGCGTTTAACCTAGCAAAAGGGAAGTACGTCATCTGGGCAGATTGCGATGACTTGTTTGATGGCGACCAGGCCAAGATCCACCGACATGTAATTGAGGAACGCGAAAAGGCCGACAAAGGCTGGGACATCCTAGTCACTCGGTACGATGTACAAAATAGTGGAATGCGGCAAAATCGCAGAGAGAGGATCTTCCGCCGGCAGGCCGATGGGTTCCTGCCAGCCGTGTGGGAGCGATCGATCCACGAACGGGTTAAGCCTATTCCAAACATGGAAGTCGGACTGGCCGACGGCCTAGTCATTGTCCACGCACCTAACAACTGTAAGAAGAACTCTAGCGATCGTAACAAGCGGATCCTAAACAGCGTCTTAGAGGGCGCCGGGATGAACTGGTACTACATCGGCATGGAGTCGTTTCTGCGTAACGACTACCAGACTGCCATCGGCCCCGTGCTTCTTGCCTTAGAACATCCAGACGTAGGCATCACGGAACGGTATCAGCTCCTGTGCATGGCGGGCATAATGTGTGCAGACCCAGCAAAACGCAGAAAATATCTGGGCGAGGCAGTGATGATTCAGCCCACACGCCGCGAGGCTTACGGCCACTACGCCACGCAACTGATGGACGACGGCAACTATCACGAGGCAGTGCGACTGCTTCAGATGATTATGACCCTGACGCCACCGGCCGGAGTGATCTGGAACTTGGACGCAAAGTGGTACGGCCACATGCCGAATTTCTTGCTGGAACAATCGCTTCGGGTAGTCGGCCAAACAGCCGACGCAGATCGATGCCTAAAGGAAGCGTTCCGCGCAGCCTGGGGACAGATCACCATCATTTACCAAGGCGAGCTGGCAGACGTAGTTCGCGCATCAAAGCTGATGATGGACACATCCGATCAGCCGGCCGGCTTACAGCATTTATTTATCACTAACCCTGGCGAAGATAAATTCGGCAAACGCCTAAACATTTGCACGAGCGTTGAGGACGCCATCAGCAAAACCCTTGGAAGGATCTTGCTGTTTATAAAGTGCGGCAAAGAGGTGGTCGTCCCGGCGTTGCGCTGGGATATGGATCTTTTGGCACAGGGCACACTGCCAGCCGGGGCCACACGCCTGCCAGATCCTGTCGATCAAACGGGGAACGTCATCGTCGGGCTGACTACTACGCCCACCCGCATCGGCAAGATAATGCCCACGATCCAAAGCCTGCTGTCGCAATCGCGCCCGGCGGATCAGATCATTCTGTCTGTGCCTGAGAAGCTGGCACGCACAGGCGAACGGTTTGGGGATATTCCAAAAGAGCTACAGGCGTTGGCCGATGCTGGTAAATTAGAAATTTACCGCACTAAGGACTATGGCCCAGCGACAAAGTTTATCGGCCCGCTAGAAGTGGGCGGAGATCCCGACGACAAGATTTGCTGGCTGGACGACGACATCCTATACAGCCCACTGCTTTTGCAGACCCTCGCCGAAGAATTAGATACCAGACCAAAAACGGCGTTAGGTGTCTGCGGATTTTTTATGACAGGCGCCACTGGCTACGCCATCGCCCCGGATCACGGCGGTCATGCCGAGATTCTCGAAGGATTCGGCGGCGTAATGTGTCGGCGTTCGGACATGCCGAAAGCCGATCTATGGCCAGCCATTCCGGCCAGTGAGTTCGCCGGGCTGAGTCCCTTGGCTCGCGCCAAGTTCCTTGCTGATGATTATGTTATGAGCACGGAACTGCGAAAGGCAGGCACAGCCACGCTCGTCTGCAACACGCCAGAACTCAACCGAACGAATGCTTTAAAGATTAGGCCAGAAGGGCTAGGCGCTGACGCCTTACAAAACAACAAAGGCACCGGCGGCAATCTGGCGGCTTACGCTTTGCTAAAGGCAAATGGATAAGACGCTCACCATATCGGGCTACAATCGGCCCACATACTTTGCCCAGGTATTGAAGGCGTTGGCGTGGTGCGACGGCGTGGGCGAGTATCAGATCACAGCAATTCTAGATCCGTCGGACAAGACGGCAGAGCTTTCCGAAATTGCCAAGGGACACGGCATCGGCGTGCACATTCCAGATCATCACATGGGCTGCGGATCTGCCATTCAGTACGCGATGACGTACGGGTTCAGGAAATCGGATTATCACATTCACTTGGAGGACGACACTGTTCCCAGCCCAGACTGCTTGCGTTGGTTTGAGTGGGCGGGACAGAACGCTGGCCCAAAAGTGCTAACGGTATCTGGCTACAATCAACACGGCGGCGATGCCCAGAACGACGCCAGCGGATTTAGAAACTGGTTCACCCCTTGGGGCTGGGCAACCTGGCGCGATCGATTTGAAAGACATCTAGTTCCCGCCTGGGATTGTAATTTCTGGGACGGATCGGTTCAGCGGGTGCGCGAACGGACGGGGATGGGTGAACTATTCCCACACGTCAGTCGGATTCAAAACATCGGGGCAGAGGGCGGCACTTTTTGTCCGGGACCGGAATTTCACAAAGAACATCAACACGCTACCCGCGTCGCCACGGCCAAAGAAACAAAGTGGAAAAACTACAGCATCTAAACATTGGCGGGGAGGACTGGTTCAGCTTTCCCGATCTTTACCGGCGCCTAGTGGCCGATTGCCCGATGGATGGAAAGATCGTGGAGGTAGGAAGCTGGAAGGGGAAGTCTACTGCGTTTCTGCTCGTCGAGGCTTGGAACAAATCACCACGGATCGAGATCTACGCTGTCGACACTTGGCTAGGTAGCGAGGAACACGCAGGCGAGGAGTGCATCAAAAACGGCACGCTCTACGAGGAGTTTCTGGCAAACGTAAAGCCAGTCTCCCGCCAGCTCGTGCCGTTACGGATGACCAGCCTAAAGGGCGCCAACTTCTTTCCCGATCAATGCCTAGATTCTGTTTTTATCGATGCCGCACACGACTACGAGAACGTGAAAGCGGATATTGCTGCTTGGCTGCCCAAGGTAAAAAAAGGCGGGGTGATTGCTGGGCACGATTACATGTGCGGGTGGCCGGGAGTAGATCGAGCCGTGGCAGAAGCGTTTAACTCTGTTGATTTTCAGCAGAACTGCTGGGTGAAAGTTTTGACATAAGGCCAACGACGTGACCGAAATTCAAACCCTAATGACCACAGGGGTGGCCGATATGATTTCGGCCATGCCGACGACTGCCACGATCTCCGGCCTTGCCGTCCGTGGCGTCTACACACCCAGCGAACAAACGGCAGAGCTGGGCATGGGCGGATTCGTAAATCCACAGAATGCGGAGTTCGTTTGCCTAACGGCCGCCGTCAGCTTGCCCTCACTAATGACGATCGTGACGGTGGGTGGATCACCCAAAAGACTTACCGGCGTACAATCCGACCAAGGCGTGACGACTCTTATCCTGGCGGATCCAGAGGATGTGCGATGAGCTTAAGACTCGCAGCGGAGGACGGACTAGCCGCCTACCTATCCACAGCCAGTAAGCCCGCCGGGCTATACGTTCAAGCAGGCCACAGAATTGCGGAACTACAGCTCCCAGCCTGCATCGTTCACGCAGAATCGAGCGTGCCAGTTGTGGAGGGATCTCTAGCTACTACCCGCAAGGTTACTTTTACCTGTTCAATTATGACGCCGCTGGAAGTAGCCAGCACGGTCACAGCTCACAGGACGAACTTCGATTGGCTAAATACCAAGCTGACGGCCGTAACGACCATAGCCGGTGCCACTCTAATGGGCGGATACCTGGGCGAAGAAAGCACAGGCAGCAACGACAAGGTGATGGAGGATTCGGTGAAATTCACCGCCTTCGTCACGCCTAGTTGACACGTAAGGAAAAAACAATATGGCGATGACATACGGAGTGACGGCTGGAATTTCCCAGAACATCAGCAACACAGACGAGTACGTCTACATCACGGGAACAGACGGCACCGTAGTAAAACATTTTAGGAAATACAAAAGGATCGAGACAGTCACAGAGACTTTGCCCGATTCCTTTGCGCACCCTAGCGTGTCTGGCCCTACGGCTTTCCGCCAAGAGTTGCGCCTATCGAATACGGATTTTGCCAGACTTACCAACACCGCCGTCACGTTCAGCACGATTGCCTAAGGAAATAACAATATGCCATACAAAGGATTCACAGGGGTAGCAACCGTCACCGGGATTGAGGAATACATTTCTATGAGCATCACGGGTGAGCAGACGGAGATCGTTATCGATCCCGGCACAGCCAACACCGCTCCCACAGTTACCACCTACTACAATCCTCGCTACAATGTGTCGATAGAGGGGATCAGCTCTGGCGCTTCTGTTCCTGCCACCTTTACGGTTGGCGGAAATAGCTACGTAAAGACGGGCGAGTCGTACACAAAAACAGTTGGCGACGTGGTTAAGGTCAGCGTCACTGGCGTCTACAATCCAAACAGCTCGCTTGCCTCGTAATCGGTAAGACGGCGATGAATCGCCACTTTGCCGAATCATTCCTAAATCGCCAGGATCATCGCGTCCTAGGCTTGCCACTCTTGCCGCTTTCCTTGTGGCACATGTTTAATTTAGAGGTCGCTCAATCGCCCTACTTCATCGGAGGATCGTTCCCGTCGGCCAGAGATCTGCGCCTAGCGGTGAACATTTGCCGGACGCCGTTTCCCATTCTGCCAGATCTCTCCAACAGTCGGCTTTGGCTGGATTGGATAAAAAGCTGGCGGTGCGAGTTCCTGATCGAGACGGCCAAGTTCCGCGCCTACCTGGATGATTTTAATGCGTTGCCACAGTTATGGCAGCCAGAGAAAAAGAGGGGCACCGGCCGGGAGGCCACGGGCCTGCCGTGGTCTCTGGCGATCGTCACGGGCGTATGCGGGGCGACCGGGTGGGACGAGGCAAAGGTCTGGAACATGCCGATCGGGCAGGCGTACTGGTATCACGTGGCGTTTGCTATGCAGAACGGCAGCAACGTGGATCTACTGAGTGAGGGCGAGTTGCTGGCGATCGAGGCCGTTCGTGCTAGGAGGGCGGGGAAGTGATTACGATGAAAATGGACGATGCTGACTTTAGCTATCAGCTCAAACGCTACGCCTTGGCTAAGAAAATATCTTTTGCAAAAGCAATCAAACAGCAAGGCCGATTAGTTGCCGTGAATCTTGCATTTCAGACTCAGCCTTTTGGAGCTGAGAAAGGAAAGTTATTAGGCGAGGGTGCAATATCGGGCGATTTATTGCCCAAAAAAGGAACTAACAAAGGGATCTTTAAGCCATTAAATAAATTCTGGATGGACGAGGCGATTCGGATGAAGCAGTACGCACCCGAGAACTTTCAGAGAAGATTTACAACAAAAGACGGAAGGGTCTGGATGAGTGAGGAGGATCAGATTTTGACCTCAATCGGTGCGATGAAACAATTTCATCAATCTATGAGGACGCAGGGTGGCAGAAGAAGAACAAGCAAGGCAGGACAAGGCGATCGAGGCATTGGGCGGCATGGCACCGCAAATCGTGGCATTGTCGATAAAGACAAGCTGGGGCAATACGTTACAGCTACGCATAAAAAAGTCGGTATTGCAAAAGCTGGGTGGGCACACTGTGCAAAACAGTTAGGCGGATCCCGTGGCATCCCACAGTGGGTAACTCGGCACGCGGGCAAGCGTGCCAAAGGATCGGTAGTCGATAATTCCGAGGCATCGGCTGGCGAGCAATATGTGACTATGACTAATCAAGTTCCGTGGATTGATAAGTGCCTAAACGCAGGCCAGATCCAGCGTGCTCTTGACATACAAAAAGACAAGATGACCAAGGCTATCGAAATAGCTCTCAGCAAGGCATAACCATGGCTGATCTAAAAGTAAAAGTAGGGGTAGATAAATCTGGATTTACCACCGGGCTGGCCTCCATGGAAAACTCTGTCAAAGGGTTTGGCATGAAGGTTGGCGGCATTCTGGCTGGCGCCTTTGCTTTCGATAAAATCATACAAGGCTTTTCCAATGCCATAGATAAGGGCGACCAGCTTCAAGATCTTGCTAATAGGTTTGGAGTTGCCGCCAGTAGCCTGCAAGAGATAGGAAATGCGGCCAGCACTTCGGGAGCAGGGTTAGAGGATGTGGCTAGTGCTATGAATAAGCTGGCGAAGAACGCGGGCGCAGCCATTGGCGGGAATGAGCAAATGGCCGAGGCATTTAATAAAATTGGTTTAAGCGTAGAGCAACTTCAGGGAATGACCCCACAGGATCTATTTATGGCCTTATCCAAGGCAGTGGCCTCTGGCACGCTTGGCATGCAGGATTTTGCGATTGCACAAGAGCTGGCTGGTAAGGGTGCGGCCGTGCTAATGGAGACTCTTAGAATGGGGCCAGAGGTGATTTCAGCCAACGGGCAAGCGATGGGAGTCTGGACGGATGAAACGATTGCAAAACTATCCGAGGCATCTGACGCAATAAAAGCATTTCAAAACACAATGACGATTGCTTTCGGAGGCATCGCGCAGGTTGCTGTGCCTCTCATTAAAACATTCAGTGATATAGCGCAACTAACGGCTATGATTGGATCTGCTGCCGTTTCTTTTGCTACTGGTGATTTTGCTGGTGCAGCAGAAATTGCAAAAGAAGCATCAAAGATAAAAAGCCGCAGAGATGCTGAAGAGGCTAGATCAGCTAGGCAAAAGACAGGTCGTGTTTTCGATACAGAAGGACAAGTGTCGGCCGTTGCTGATAAAGCCTTTGAGGCAAGCGAGCGAGCCGCCGCTAGGCACGAGTTGCGTTTAATTGAGGCTCAAATCGCTGGAAAAGAAGAAGCGGAAAAGATGAAGCAGGCTATTGAAGAAAAATATGCCCAAAAAAGCCTAGAGCGGGCGCAACGGTTAGAGGAACAAAAAGCCAATCAAAAAGACGATCGCCCAGAGCGGCTTGCACAAATAAACAAACAAAGGGGCAACGAAGCTGACTTTGACCCTCGCGAGGCATTGATGCAAAGATTCGGCCTAGGAAGCCAGTTACGTGACATTCCATCCAGCACGGAGGCACAACGAACCCAACCCGTGAGACTAGAAAACCCACCTGATCTAAAAGGCGTACTGGATAAGCTGGATCTACTCATCAAAAACGCCGGGGTGTTTAGCTAATGGCTAGGGGCAGCAGCTACGGTGGGGGCAGCGGAGGATCCGTTCAAAACACGGGTGTCGAGATGCTGGGTGGTGGCGGCAGCTTTCAAGCCACCGGCAAGACCACAATCAACAAAAAGTATTTTGTCACAGATTTCGCACAGCTTCAAACTGCGCCAAGAATAGATGGCTATCAGGCTACAAACATTACCTACACAAAAATAAATGAAACTGCCTACGAACAGTCCGTCACCTACGAGGCGATGACGGAGGGATCATCAAGTGAAACAGGCGGAGTCGTTTGGCTGCAGGCAGGAGTTAAGGGCACGTTTGAAATGTTCTGCTCCTATGAAAGCAAGCCGATTGAGCTGCATCCCCGCATCGATAAACTTTCTGTAGATTTTGGCGGGTACTTTACGCCAGATGGATTTGCAAAATGGCCGCCTACTTACACTCCGACATCAGGCGGAGGGCTAGGATCTGGCAATACTGTAGCTAATCCTATGTTTGGAGTTACCCGCTACAAAGAGGTCACGCTAACCTTGCGTCACACCTACTTTACGAAAAGTGTAAATCCTAAAATTTGGGATACCGCAGGCCGGGTCGTAGATAAATTGCCAGCGGGCATCCCCATCCCAAGGGGCGAAAAGGATAAGGACGGAAAAGAAATCCCTCGGCGCTGGATGATGCAGGCTCCCGCCGTCAGCAGGCAGGGCGAGGCATGGCAAGTGGTGCAGGAATACGTGCTGCTGGATTCAAAGGGGGTGGCTGACGGCTTATACGAAAAGGGCACTGTACCAGGAGCCACATGATTCCTGCCGAGCTGAAGGCGGAATCGGGCGACAAGATCCTGCCTAAGTTCAAAAAGCTGGTCGCTTGGATCGACAGTCAGCGTCTCGTCTCCGTAGACGATCGTGTCCTAATTAACTCAACCCCAAACGGACAGCATGTTTCCATGGTGGATCGGCCGCCGACAATCTCTACTCCACTGCAAGTCCGATTTAACGGGACAAAGTTTTTCAGCGTCAGCGAAGGCTACATCAACGGCAAGCTGCCTCAAATCAAGCCCAGCACAGGCCAACTGCAAGACATCGTCGACCCAGATGGCGTGCCAGCCCCGCCAGCAAAACTACCGGCAGAACGCCCTGTCCTAGTGTGTGCCCTTGTTACATTTACCGAAACATTCGCTCTTAAATCCAGCGAGATCGTTTGGAAGAAGCCTATTGAAATTCCACGTACAGGCAGCGCTGATTACGCCGTAAAAGATAAAACAATATCCGGCCTGATTCCTCTGGCTTATATGCGTAAAGACAACTTCACTCAGTTCGTTACGCACAACCTGCAGGTGAGGGCTTATCTGCATAACGGATCGCACCGGGTGATCTACTGGCCTGCGTGAAATACACATCACGGCTATGGCAAAAGCTACTGCACAAGGTGGAGCAGTATCTGCCTATCAAATTTGATTACACCGGAGCCGGCATCCGACCGCACCCATGGCAGATTCAGGCACAGTATTACACCGATCCGATCGCAAACATCTCCTACTGGCGGGCGTCCTTATCGCCGGGCTTGGTTAACGGATTCCCAGCTAAAATTACGATGCAATACTCGGACGCTCCGCTGGCCGCGCAAGAGCGTATAAGGCTAGAAAACATTGAGGCCAAAAAGCCTGCACCTAAAAAGACGGATCGAGTGGCCATCTATCTGGACGAGCAGGCGGCTGTAAAACTATCTTTCCGCAAGATAGGATCTGATGCCGACCCGTCATCCATCACGGCAAACGCTGGCAGCGGAAACATCACCGGCGTATTTGAGAAGGTGCCCGACTTCTTTAAGAGGCTCGGCGTCTCCGACGCCAATACAAACCTATTGGCTGAGAAACCCGAAACTAAACGCCTGCTCCTCGCTTGCGATATAGTCCTAAATCAGCCGCGAGTATCGCTAACCAACTCAATCTCTATCTCTGCCGCATCGATCAGTACTACGCTTGTCAGTATTAACCCAGGATTCCTGTCTCCTGCCGATCGCGAGGCGACTGTCACTGCCTTGCCCAAGTATGTGGCGCCTATTGAAACTACTAACTTTGCCGATTTGTTCTTTCAACGATTTGTAGACAGTTCGACAGATCGGCTGCACTTAAGCACCGTCTATCTTTTGTCGCCTGTTCTTCCTTTGTTAGATCCGACAGACCTGTCTGGATGGCAGCCTTATATTCAATACAACTGCCATCACAATCTAGTTCACGCGACAAAGCAGATCGAGAAGCGTGAGGAATTTACCCCGTTGAGCCTAGTTCTTCCATTTGCGGGCGGGGTAGCCCAGCCGATCTTTGACTATATCTTGGCCGAAAACAACTTCTTTGCCCAAGCGGCTTTGGACTTCTATCAGCAACGCAACCTAGCAGGAAAGTTTTACGCCGTATGAGCCTAGACAAGTCAGCCGAGCGTCGCAAAAAGATCATCGAGGAAAACCGCAGACTGCGGAAGTTAGGCGTCGTTCAACTGACTGAGCCAGGGCCGTGGTATCCCATCGCCGCAGCAGTGCAGTTTGATCCCGCCTTCTTTAAGGGCTTTACAGAGCAGGAGACAGGGATTGACACGACACCCGCCAAGTAACCATGGCCACACTCCTTTACGGTAACATCTCCCAGAAAACGGCCAGCTACACGATTGAGCCTGGTTCGATTACCCTGCCCACAGTCGTGCAGGGAGATACCTTTACGCTTGCGGTGCGCCTTACCGAGACGTCTAACAACACCACCACAGTCACCGCGCCTTCCATCTACTCCGCCCGTTTAAGCTACGGCCCTGTCGACGTGGCGCCTACGGCTGGGACGTTTAAAGTGCTGGTTAATGCGGTCACGTCTAGCGCTATCACGCTGGGATCTACGGCCGCCAGCGTGGCCGCCATCCTCAACACCATCTCAGCCGCTACCGGCTGGAGCGTCACGGAAGATCAAGGCTCCTACATCGTAGGCAGGACGGCTAACTGGACGACAACCAGCGGCATCACCATCGTTCAAAACGAGCTAATCCCAGACAGCTTTGTCCGGGTGACTAGCTATTCCGCAAACAATACTTTCTATCAAGAGCTGCGCCCGATGCAGTCGCCGTTAGCTTATACTAGCGCATTCGGGCTAATCGTTCCGCCAGCTCCTACCATCACCCGCGTTGTTACTGGCTACAGCGATCCCACCACGGGCGTTTTTGTGAACGAGGTGCAACGGCTCTACATTCCGCCCGCATTCGATACCACTTACCAGATCTATCGCGGGACAGCTCGCACCGCCTTGTTAAGTAAGGACGATGGATCGACCGAGATTGAGGCTGCCCTTATGCAAGGCTGCGTTACTGTTGGGGCAGGGGAGATCTTCCTAGTTACCAACCCGCAAAACTACACCGCCGACATTGAGTTCGCAGGCGCTATGAGTGGAGCGACCCACAGCTTGCTAACGGTGGCTGTGCCTATATCGCCACAGGGCGACGTCACATTCGATCTGGATCTAAATACCCAAGGGATGCTGGCCGCTTTGCGTGGCGATTTTGAGGTCACGCATCCGCTGACTTGCGAAGTAGGAATTAACTACGGCACAGTAACCACGCCCAACGTCCAGTACGTCACCGTGTTCCAGCAGAACATGACCGTGCAGGCCGACGGTGCTTGGACAGGATTGGCAGCCGCACAGCGGATCAACTGGCTAAACCCACCGCAGCCGGTCAACTATATCCCTTTTACCACAGACCAAGTCATCACCGGGATACAGAGCTTTACCGCAGTCGTCACAGGCGCAGGCCCGTGGACGATCGCACACAATCTAGGCACGGAGGCGATCCACGTCACCGTTAGGGAAAATGTTTCTGGTGGGGCTATACTACAGCAAACATCTCCATACGTAGGTGTGGGGGATATTTCTGTCAGCAGTTCGACGAGTCAGTCAATCATTGTCACAAGACTTATAGGAACAGTACCAACAGCCGGCTGGGCCGTAATGATCTCCTCCGCAGGGCCGACAAGCGTGTTCCAGGCGCACACCCATACGATTGCTCAAGTTGTAGATTTACAAGATACGCTGAACGCACTCGGCACACGGCTAACTACACTAGAGAACGTCCTGCCTAATGGCGTGGGGATCATTAACCAATCCGGCGTGAATACCACTCCGCTAACCATGACCATCCCGGCACGCTCTGAGGTGCTGTTCTCGCAAGATATAGAAGGAGCTTGGGGAGATGGCGGAATCGATCAGTCGAAACTACCCGTCCGTGGCCCTAGCTTGTTACGATCTTTTTCTGGCCTAGCTGATAATTCCAATATCCTTACCGTGCCGACTGTCTCGGGCGCATTCATCTATTCTGGGGGCATTGAACTCCCGCCTATGGGCTTTATCCCTGGCGATACCGTTCCGCCGAGCGGGATCGTCATCTACGACGAAGGCCGGATCTATCAAGGCCGCCAAGACGGAGACAACAAAACCTACTATCCCGTGCCTTACGAGGTGGAGCTTTTCCGCGTTCCCGTTAACGCCAATCAATTCAGAGTCGGCCGCACCCTAGAAGTTAAGTTTGGCCTAGTTTTACAGATGCTGGCCAAGACAGACGCCCAATGGCGTGTGGTCATCGATGCGGCCAATTTAAGCGAGGTGACTAGCCCAGCCGTCCAAGGCATGAACATCTCCAGCGCTGACTATAACCAGAATAAATTACTGGATCACCGCATCATGCTAACTCAGACGCTGGCACCACACATTCTCGGCGTGCGTCTGACGCGGTCTTTAAGTGGCGAAAACATAGTTATCACAGCAGACAAAAACCTCTATGGAACTTACGAGAGCACGATCGGCGCGCCTGCCGGAGCCAGCTTTATTCTGCGAGCCCGCTTGATGAACTTTGATATTGCGAACACGGCAGACGACGCTCGCGGATGGGTGGGTTACTCATTAAAGGGCGTTGAGAATGACACGATTGGCGGTGAAGTGAAGGTGACAATCTCATGAGCTTATATTTTGGAACGTTGGCGGGAACGGCAGGTTCTGCTGGCAGCACTGACGCCACCGGCTCTGCCGCTAGGTTTAATTATCCCTACGGTGTATCCGTTGATACTGCCGGCAACGTTTTTGTGGCGGATGCTGCCAACCACACTATCCGCAAGGTAACTAGCGCTGGCGTAGTTACCACACTTGCCGGTACCGCTGGCTCTCGCGGCTCAACCGACGCCACTGGCTCAGCCGCTAGGTTTCAATATCCGATCGGCGTTTCCGTTGATACTGCCGGCAACGTTTTTGTGGCGGATTACAATAACCACACTATCCGCAAAGTAACTAGCGCTGGCGTAGTTACCACACTTGCCGGTACCGCTGGCTCTCGCGGCTCAACCGACGCCACCGGTTCTGCCGCTAGGTTTTATAATCCCTTTGGCGTATCGGTTGATACAGCCGGTAATGTTTTTGTAGGGGATTCCGGCAACCACACTATCCGCAAGGTAACTAGCGCAGGAGTTGTAACTACTCTAGCTGGAACATCTGGATCTATTGGCTCTACCGATGGCACTGGCTCTGCCGCTAGGTTTTATAATCCCTTTGGCGTATCGGTTGATACCGCAGGAAATGTTTTTGTGGCTGATTATCCTAACCACACTATCCGCAAGGTAACTAGCGCTGGCGTCGTAACCACACTAGCCGGTAGCGCCGGCATTAGTGGCAGTACCGACGCCACTGGCTCAGCCGCTAGGTTTTATAATCCCTGGGGCGTATCGGTTGATACAGCCGGTAACGTTTTTGTGGCGGATCGCAGTGCTTGCACCATCCGCAAGGTAACTAGTGCGGGAGTGGTTACCACCGAAGCGGGCCTATCTCTTACCTCTGGCTCCAATAATGGCCTAGGCTCTGCCGCTAGGTTTAACCTTCCTGGCGGCATTGGCGTTGATGTCTCGGGCAACGTTTTTGTGGCGGAGTCAGGCAACCACACCATCCGCAATACCGTTTCATCCGCTCCTGCCACGGTCACTCTCTCTGGCCTGTCAAAAACCTATACTGGCTCTGCGCAAGCGCCCACCACCACCGTCTCCCCCTCTGGCCTTGCGATAGAAGTAACTTACGCAGGCACGGCCGCCAGCCTCTCAGCGCCCGTCACCGCTGGCTCTTATGTAGTCACCGCCAGCGTCGTGGATAATTTCTACTACGGCACAACCAGCGGGGTAGTCACAATTAGCAAGGCCAGCCAAACAATCACCTTTGCCTCTATCCCTAGTAAGTTTGTCGGCTCTGGCCCCTTCACAGTTGCGCCCAGCTCTACCTCTAACTTGACTGTCGCCCTATCCTCCAGCAACACTGCGGTCGCCACTGTTTCTGGCTTTTCTATTTCACCTATCGGCGCTGGCACTACCACCATCTCGGCCACCCAAGCAGGCGACACTAACTACCTAGCGGCCGCTACCGTCACCCAAGTGCTCACCGCCACTACTGCGCCCATCGCGCAGACGATTGCCTTTGCTGCCCTCTCTCCACGTCGGGTTGCGTCATTAAAAGACGTCTACTCGGCCGCCTCGCTTATCGCTACCAGCACGAGTCTATCTTTTGCTGACGCCACTAGCGTCGCTCAAGCTAACGCTCGCTCTAACGGATCCTTTGCCTTAGTTGCGACAGCTTCCTCTGGATTGCCCGTCACCTTTACCTCCACCGTTACTGCTGTTGCTTCTATTGTCGGCAATATCTGCACACCCGTCACTCCTGGCGTAACCAACATCGTAGCCGCCCAAGCCGGCGACAACGCTTACACCGCAGCTTCCGCCGTTACCCAATCACTCGTTATCGTGGAAAAGCAGTTCGCCTGGCTAGATCTGCGGTGGGAGCTGACCGATCTACAGATCGATGCCCGTACCCGTGCCGTTTCCAGCGCAAAAGGGAATGGGGCCGTGCTCACCATTCGCCAGGGTGACGCCCACGACCTAGCCATTTTCTTCACCGATCCAGCCGGGGCCGCCATCCTCATGGCTCCTTCCGCCCTAAAACTTTGTATTCGCGAAAAAACCAATCGGCGTCCTGTTATTTTGGAGACCACCGCCTTTACCCCAGCAGACTTTGGCGGCTTTGATCCGTACTATCAAATCAGCTTTACCGCGGACAACGATTCACTTCAGCGCTTTGTCGCGTTTAACGGCGTGGCTGATAACTCCGACGCCATCCCAGCCATAGGCGAAGTCGAATGGACTTACGGCGGCAAGGTCTACAGCTCCAAACCATTTACCGTGAATATCGTTCCTGAAATCGAACGGGAAATATCGGACGTATAATGGCCGCCACCTACGACATCACGATCGAGCAGGGGACGGATTGGACTCGCGACCTATTCCTGACCACCGCCACCCAGGGCGCGATTGACCTGACTAGCCGCACGTTTTCGGCCCAAATCCGTCAAATGCCAGGGGGCACCGTAGTTACGCAGATTGCGACCAGCGTAGTGTCGGCGGCCGGCGGGCAAGTGCGCCTTACCGTAACCTCGGCCGCCAGCCTTCTTGTTCCTACCAGCGGGGCGAAGTACGACCTAATCCAAGTCACTAGCGCTGGCATCGCCACCCGCCTACTGGAAGGCGTGGTGACATTATCTCCTAGAATAACCGTGGCTTAAAAAATACTTAACCCCTTAACCCCTTAATCCCTTCCAAAAATGAGCGATATTTACCTACAGATTACCGAAACGCCCACCGTCGTTACACTATCCGCACCCGTTATCTCTGGGGCACTTTCATCTACCGTCACCGTAGCCAACACCGTGACCGTCGCGCTGGATGCAAACAGCCTGAGTGCGTTGGAAAATGTGACCGTGACTGTGGGTGCGGCCGTAAGCATTAGTAATTTTCCTTCATCGCAAGCTGTCACATTTTCAAACCTAGCCCTCACCGACACCCAACTCCGAGCAAGCGCGGTATCGATTGGCGGGACGGTAACGGTTGGGAACAGTCTAACGATCAGCTCGCTGCCTGCACTAGCCGCAGGGACGGCGCAGATTGGAAGTGTAACAGCAAGCATCAGCGGAACTGTGCCAGTAAGCGGAACGTTTTTCCAAGGCACACAACCGGTATCTCTAACAACTCTGCCCGCGTTAGTCGCAGGAACGGCGCAAATTGGAAGCGTCACGGCATCTATCTCTGGCACGGTGACGGCAAATCTTGCGCCTCAAGCCAACGGACCAATACTTGAAATAGATTCGTCAATCCCCAACGACCCAAAGTACGCTACCATTGTTGGAGGATTTGATACAGACGGAGGAGAGTTTAGGGCTTTAAGGCTTGGAAGTACGGGCGCAATTATTGTTCAACAACTCCCAGCCATCTCTGGCACAGTCACCGCCAACACATTTGCCTTGCAAGGCACGGCAGTCACCACCTCTAACTTTACCAGCACAACGGCATCTACCGTGCTGGCTAATTACAATGCGACAAGGGAAGTGCTGACGATTTTTAACGAGGGGGCGGGTAATTTGCATATCTGTGCAGGGGCAACTTGCACCACGATCGCCTATCAGGTGCGTCTATCTGCAGGCGATTACTATGAAGTGCCAAATCATCAAACTAGCCTTACGCACTCTGCTGTATTTGCTACGGCTGGCACGGCTCGCGTGACGCAAGTTAGCTAGGAGTAGGCGATGCCTTTGTTTTCGGCGGTCGCCCCGTTGCCAGTTAATCGGATTAAAAATAGGCTATTCGATCCAGACGCAAGAGCCTTTATTTCAACCGCTGGAATAACTGATCGAGTTGCAAAGGGGCAGATTAACGCCTTTGTGGTTGGAGTAAAAGCCCTTGGACTTTACAATAATATGGTATGCTGGCCATTTCGATCCACGCAGAATGCTGAAGCTGGAACGACCGCATACAGCTTGGGTGGACTAGGAACTTACGATGGAACACTAATAGGCTCACCAATACGAAATCCTGGAGGCTTGAATTTCTTAACAGGAAACAGGGCATCAAGAGTAAGCGTTTCGCCTTTCGTGCTTTTACAGCCCTTTTGTTTTTATTCTTGTATGTCTTTTCCAACCCCAACAGTTGCGGCAGGTGTTTTTGATGACAGCGCAATTAGCGCAAGGCTGTATAATTTTTCTTCATCTGGAAAAATTGATATGGAAGCACCTAGCCCTACACTAACATCAACTGCATCTTTTACAAACTTACAGAAAACATTTATTAGCGCACAATATTCTGGAGCGACATCTGTAATAGGTCTAAATAACTCCACGAACACAGGAAACGCAGGGACTGGTGGCTTGGCTAATTTAATTATTGGAAATAATCGGAACCTTAATTACTCGAACAAAAACTACGAGATAGCGTTTTGTATGTTCACAAATACAAGTAGCTTAAATAGCGGAATTTTTAATCTCTACAAAACCACCCTCGGTGTGGGGCTAGGGCTTCCTTAATGCCCCTCCTCCTCATCACCCTCTTCCTCTGCTCCTGCTCGCAACGGCCAGCGGAGAGCACAGGGCTGCCTAACTACGATATGATGCAAGCCGCCGAGGACGCGGGCAAAACTCCTAGCAAATGAGCAAAGACGAACAAGCCTGCCAAGCCCTGCAGTATCTATTAGACGAGGGCTTCATCTCCCTAGGCTATATCGACGGCAAGCCAGCGGTCTATCTTACTACGAGCTTGTTAGAAGCAAGGAAGGCCATCACAAAGCTAGTATCTAACGACTCAGCAGATTGGTGGAAGTGAGTGCAGACCAGGTAGCGGAGCTGAGCGAACGACTGGCTCTAGTCCGAGAATCAATAGCCCGGATCGAGACCCGCCAGTCGGTAATTCTGGATTTACTCGAACGCTCCCAGGCCAGTCTCGGCGAGTACCACGGTCGCCTAACTAACATGGAACGCGACGCCCACACGATAAAAACAAAACTGTGGCTTGTGGCCTTAGTATCCGGGGCAGTGGTAAGCACCGTCTGGGAATTGATTAAGCGTCGGTTCAGCCTTTGACACCTCGTCTGCTGGCATGGACATACTCAATAACATACTGAATAACTGGCAGTCGTACCTCGGCGCCCTCTCGGCCGTACTTGTCGCCGCCATCGCAGTCGCTTCTCTCATTCCTGGCGACCAACCAGAGAAATCGCTACAAGCCGTGGTCGATTTTCTGGCACGATTCTCAAAAAAATAACCACCCATGATCGCCGGCATACTAACGGCGTTGGGCGGGATAATTGGGATCGTACTGTGGTTCTTAAAACGCAAATCGCCACTGCAACGCAACTTTGAGGCGATCGAACTTGAACGCAGGAAAAGACTGAGAGATATCGATGCGTGGTGGACTAAACGCCCTCCTACTGATTAGCGCTCTAGCGCTCTGCAGCTGTGCCACGACGCAAACGCAAGACGGCCCGCCGCCTAGCCCGGACAGCATCAGCTACTTCATCTACGCCTGGGACAAAGCCGAACGCACCAATCCCCCGTGCCCACAGGCTTATCGAGACTTATTTGCGGAATCGCTCAAGGCGCTTTCTGACAGCTTGGCAGAAACTCAACGCGAGCGAGCGAGGCAGTGACAAGCCTGGCGGAAGCTAGTTCCCGCACCTTGCGGGCGATTGATTCTTTAGACCCCAGCTTCCAAAAACAGGTGAGGGGATGGGTGAACGAGATGGTCACAAGCCGGATCGAGCCGCTCATCTACTGCGGCCGACGAACTATGGAAGAGCAGGCCGCGCTTTATGCGAAAGGCAGAACGGCTGGCGGCCGGATCGTGACTAAGGCCAAACCAGGGGAGAGTTATCACAACTACGGCCTCGCGTTTGATTGGGTGCCGTTAAAGCAGTCAGGCAAAAACGCGGATCTATGGATCGCAGACTGGGACAACGAGACGGCTTTCCGCCTAGGCGAGCACGTTGGCGTATCCTTTGAGCTGGCAGCAATTTCTTGGGAAACTGGTCACCTACAGTCGGCTAAATACAAGAGCTGGCGTGACATCTCACGCAAGCCTGTGGAACAAGTGCAGGCCAAGGACATGCGCAAAAAGAGCAAGGCCACAAGCCTAGTCAGCAACCGGCCGTGGAGTTCACGGTGACGCCCGAACACGAGAAGCATCTGTCGGGCATTCTGCGCGATTTAACCAGGGATCTGGACGCCAAGTACCGCAAAGGCCAAGACGAGCACGGTGGTGCGCTTTGGCGTAGGCCCGTGTGGAAGGATGCCTGGGACGAGATACTGGATCTATGCACCTACGTCCACACGCTAAAAATGCAGCTATCCGTGATCGCGGAGATTGCGCTGATAGGTGCGGCTGACGAGAGCGTGGTGGCGGCACAATCGCGGGAAAGTTGCCGTCAGATCCTAGCCGTCCTAGAGGGGTTCCCGTCGGCCGCCGATAAGAAATGAAAGTAATCCGCAAGTGGAAACGGTGGCTGGCCGTATCGTGCAGCCACGGTCACCTAGCAAACGCGGCCGCTTGTAAGGCTGCGCTGGAAATGAAACGCCGGTGGAATCCAGACATGACTCTCCACCTGGGCGATTTTGTCGATCTGTCAGGGCTAATGGGTAGTGCAAGGAAAGACCCAGACTCGCCCGAGCGCAGTTCGTCGATTCGTGAGGACTTTGATGCAGGTGTTAATTTCGTTCGAGAACTGGCGCCACGTTACATCTTTGAGGGAAACCATGAGCACCGTCTAACGGCTCTACAATACTCGCCTAGCGCAATCGTGGCTCACTGTTGCACCTCGGCCAAGTCGGAGATTTACAATATGTGCAAGGATCTAAAGGCGCAGTATGTGCCTTACGACATTGAGAAAGGCTGGCGCATTCTAGGAGGCACAGCGTTTGGCCACGGCTATATGTTTTCGGAATCCAGCGCGGTGCGTGATCATGTGGAGATGGTTCAAAAGCCTATCGTGATGGGACATCTACACAGGATAGATCGAACTGCGGGCCGTAGTTTTGGCGCACCCGTGGGTTGGTCGATCGGTTGCCTAGCCGATATTCCCAGCATGCACTACGCCCGGCGCCAGCGGTCGGTTACCAGGTGGCAGCATGGAATAGCTTGGGGCGAGTATGTAGAAGGGGGTCAGGGATGCACGGTGAACGTGCTCTCGCCAGTAGGAGGCGTGTGGCGTTACCCAGTGTAAAGTCAGATTGGGCGACTGTCCTAACGGAGTATGTCGCTGGGTATCGTCAGGAGGTAGTTCCCGATGGCTGGCTAACTAAAAAACAGATAGCCGAGCTGTGGGGCAAGTCGGCAAATTACGCCAACAAACTTTTAGCCTGCTTGGTTAAAGACGGCAGAGCCGAAAGAAAAAGTTATGTGATCCGCCTGCCTCACGTTGATGCAAAGGGAAAGAAGTTTTTAGGCCACTGCCGCAAGGTACCGCACTACAGGCTGACCACAGGCAAAACGCCCAAAAGCTAACGTCTATTTTCTTTGGCCAGCTCTTTAACGAGCAGCGTGGTGATATATGCCGAAAGAGATAATCCACTTTTTTTGGCAAGACGCTCACCGTTCCGCTTAACTTTTGGGTCGATCGTAAGGTTTGTTTTCGCCTTCTTCATAGGGAGCATTCTATACGCATTTATTACGCATTCAAGTATAAGTTAAAAAGCTAATGCCCAAAAGAAATGTGTTGCTAATACGCCGTCTGTGCGTATGCAAGGCGTATGCCTCGTCGTCCACTCAACGGTTTAAAAGCGGAAAAGACCAACATCGTTCTGCCTGTTGCTGTGAAAAAAGCGTCTCAAAAACTGGCCGCTCTCCGTCGTATTTCGCTTTCCCAACTCATCACACAACTGCTCGCAAGGGCATCGGGAGAGCAAAGCTAGATACGCCATGAGCTTGGGGCGCCTCAACGATATTGCCATAAAACTCCGCCAGGAGAACCAAGCTCTTTCCCTTCGCCAACTAGGCGCTGCTTACGGGTTCGGTTACGTGCGGATTAAGCAAATGCAGGCACTGCCTGGATTCCCGCTGATTGCCGGGAAGGTAATTCCGAGTGACTTTGATCGGTGGAGGCTGATGCAGACTGCCCCAAATTCACTGCATCGCGGAGATCGTCCACACAGTGCCGTTGGTAAAGCTCGTGAACTAACGTCGAGGAGTGATTCACGAGTCGCATGGCAACGGATTGCGAGCAACCTGAAAGCCGAAGCCTGGTTACACGAGTTACACGCAGGGAGTGGAAGCAGTGACGTTTAAGACCGCATATATCGAGCAAGCGACGCCAGCAAAGCGAGGCTCGCGTGCGGGGCACTTCGCAAGTGATCTCGCGACCCTCGGCCTTCATCTTGGCCAGCATAGGTTCGATGGCGGCCGGGATGGGAATGGAGAACGATTTGCCAGTGCCACCCTTGGGGCAGGGGAAGGTAAGGATGCGATTCTTGAGATCTACGCAGTCGAGCGGGATCTGCGTCTCGCGGAGGCGACAGCCCGTAGCCAGAGCGATCTCAAAACTGACTCGCATCCATTCGGGTACGCCTTCCACGGCCAAGGCTTTCCGGGTGATTTTAATCTCATTATCCGAAAAGACGGGTTTAACTCGGGAGATCGGCCCCCTCTTAATTCGGTAATCCAGAAGGGCGACAGAATCCATCTTTCCCAGAAGTCTGCCCTGCCTGTGAATCCATTTAAGAATCTTCAGATCTTGGCAGGCTTGGTTCCTGCCTGCTTTGCCGCCGGACGTGCGGGGAAGGCTCTGGCGCCATCGCAAATAAATTTCACAATCGGATGCAGAAAACGCTTGCAGAGTTATTTTTTTCTCACTAATAAATCTCGCCAGATGACGCCACGAATTTTTGTAATAAACTTTTGTCAGAGGGCAAACGGGGTGATTTTCAATCAAATCATCAACCCAGTCGCTGCCGCAATCTTTTCGCTTTTCATTAACTCCAAGTCGAGCGGCCTCGGCCGTTGCCTTCGCGCGATGAAGGGTATTGTCGATTCGGTATCGCGTGCTTTTCGTGCGCCACTTGCCGGACGGATCTTTAAAACGAATATAGAACCACGGATTGCCTTTCTTAATGTAGGAATAGGCCATAGTTACAAGGGTAACATTTGGGCAGTTTAACGCAATAACATACAATGAACGTGCCAAGCATAATCAATCAAATCAAAGAAGGAGATAGAACCGTGGGTTCAAATCCCACCCCGTCCGATGCTTATCGTTACAACGACTTATGCCGAAATAGTAACACGGCGGTAATTACTGAGCCAAAAAAGGCTCACTACCAGCAACTTAATTTAAATTCTCGCGGCGGGTACGACTTGACCCCCGAGGCGTTCATTTATCACCCAAACCCCGCCGTGTTTCGCATGTGGGCACAGCAGCACGAGGCCAGCAAATGATTTCGTGGGAAGTAATGCGCGATCTTGCCCAGGTATCCATGCTGATCACCGGCTGGGCTTTGTTCGTAGGCTCTGGAATCGCCGGGCTAACCGTAGCCGTCCTCGTCTTTGGCTGGGTAGTCGATCAAGTGCGTCGATTTTTTTGGGAGGGCAGATGATTTACGCCAAGGACAACGGTGCCCCCGCACCTGAAAACCAAGGCGGCGTGGCCGGGGCGTTCTATC